GAAACTGATTTGCCTCTTTTTTAAAGAAATTAAATAGTAACCTTTGATAATTTGCCCAAGTCATATCCTCGAACTCATCAGGCATTAAACCAACTTCGCCAATCGCAAAGTCGATTATATCATCCCAAGTTACTTTTTTTTTATACCTTCTTCGCCACTTGACATTGCCTTAAATCCGTTTTGGATGTATTGGCTACTTTCTAAAGATTTTGTCCAAGCATCAATAACTATTTGAATGTTTGATAAATCCATATCATCAATCCAATTAGTAACATCGTCTAAAGTAACATCAAATGTTCTTTTACTTATTTTATAATAATTCTTTAACCCACAGTAAGTAACATCTCTAACGAAATCAATCATTTGATAGTCAATATCCAACTGTTTAGTTTCTCCAGCATCAGTTGCCGTAAGAACATTATAACTCATTAAAGCGTAGTTACCGAACTTTAAAGTCCTAACCTCGCCACCCATTGTAATTTCAATAAGTCCGTTCATAGTTTGTTTGTTTTAATTATGCAAATGTTAATGCGCCTGTTCCTGTTATTTCAATAGTATAAGTAGCAACATCTTCCATTGGACCAGATACTTCAAAAGAAGAAATGTAACCACTTTGAGAAAATGTACTAATGCTATTTGTAAACTTAACAGATAATAATGTTCTATTGTTATAAGCATTAAAAATTTCAGTAAGGTCATATTTAGAAGGCGATGAACCATCTGTAAAATCTGCTAATCCTTCTCCTGAATAAGTTACATCTCTTAAGCCTGGCATTACTGATTTCCATCCACCACTTTCTTTAGAAGTAGTATCAAATAAATCTGCATTTGCTGACATCGTACAATTTGTTAATTGCACCAAAGTTTGTTCTGAACCCGAAGTACCTAATTTAAGTAATTGAGCCGTTCCGTTGTAAATTGCCATATTATTATTTTTTAATTGTTAATTAATCTGTTATTTCAAATGTTCCTGTAAATGATACGGTATAAGTTACCACATCTTCCATAGGAGCGTTAATTTCTATACTTGCAACATAAGCCAATCCAATATAATAGCCTAAAGGTATTACAGAATTTACTATTCCAATATTGATAGGTGTTTTAGCATCGTAAGCAGCAAATAAAGTAGTTATACCTAAATCAGCTACTCCTTCATCAAAGTTTACTAAAGCATCAGCCGTAAAGGAGAAATCTCTCAAGCCTGGTAATGAAACTGAATAACCGCCATCTTGCTTACAAGTAGCATCTATCATTGCATCATTCATTGTTATAGTTACATTGGTTTGACACATTAACGGAAAATTCGTATCTGCATCGTAAATTAATATATCCGAACCGTTTAATACGCTCATATTCCTTGTTGTATTTTAAATGTAAATCTTATTAATCTTCTCACTAAAACGCCTGTATCTACCAGTTGCTCAAGTGTATTTGTACTCTCCATTAGTGTTCTAATTACATACCAATCAGGTAATAAATCTAAATACCCATCTTGCCTTGTCCTAACTAACTCAATCACTTCGTTTGATATTCTGTCCGATAGTAATTTACCACCAAAAGAGTTGTCAAACCTTGTACCTACCTCAATTAAAACGCTCACTTCTTGACCATAACTTTGTTTACTACCTTCTAATAATTCAGTTGAATTAAAAGTAGAAAGCAAAATATATGGTTCAGTCGCTGCTGCTAATACTGATGCCGAATCAAATACTGGAACTTCTTGTAGGTCTATAACGATTGCACCGCTTAACCTCTCATAGAGTTTCCTTCTTATTAGTTCTCCAACATCTTTCATTTCACAAATTTACGATTATTTACTAATATTTTTAGCTATTTTTCTCATATCACTTAAAAATACTTTTCTATACTTAATAAATGCTGGGATAAGATAAGGTTGTGGATTCATAGTCCCTTCTCCATTAACATAATATTGATAAGCAAACTTTTCAAATCCTGCTGGAATAACCTTATTTTTACCTGTACCAAATTCAACATAAGGTGCATAAGGAGCAGCGTTACCACCAAAAGCAACAATACCTGTTAATTGATTATCTTGGTAACTTGTATTGCCTGAACCTCTTAAATGACCATCTCGAATAGGTACTTCATTTAAAGCCTCTGCAAATATTTGGTCAGTATTTCTAACTACCGAAGATTTAACTTGTAATTCAGCTTGTTTGGTAAGTCTTTTAAACCTTGCCGTAACTGTTTTAATGTTTCTTACCTTCATTATACAACAATAAACTTGTTATCTTCAGTCATTAAGAATTCGTAGAACTCGGTAATTAAGAAAATAGTCGGGTCAATTAACCTTCCTAAAGTAGTCATTATAACTATTTCTTTTTTTCTTTCATCCGTTACCTGGAATGCTTTAATAATGTACTCGCCACTATTATAAACAATCTTATTGATTTGTGATAAATTAGGATAGTCATCATAACGAATCGTAAACTCATAGATATTGTCTAAAGATATTTTACCATCTTCTAAATTTCTAAAGCCTTGTTTCGCTCTAATCTTTGCCCAAACTACCTTTTGGTCTACAAATGTACCAAAGTAACCACCTGTACCATCTGAACCAGTCTGTAAAGTTTGTATTGCGATTTGATTTCTTAAAACTCCTGCTCTCATTATATACCAAATATAGTATTTCTGCAATATGGTTGCGCTTGTCTTTTAGCATCCGAACTTAACTCGTAAGCCTGGTCATAAAGAGAGTAATTTTCCCTATTCTCGTAATCAGTAGACACCTGTTTCAATATGGCTAATTTTAAGCCTTTAGGACAGACTGCAAAGCCTGCTTCGTACTCTATTGTCAAACCAACGGTAGAATAAGCCTCAAGCATCTTATATTGCAATCCACGAGCCGTATATTCCAAAGCTACATCTTCATCATTCACAACCGAATCTATAAAGGTAACTGGACCATAAGGAATCTCCTGTGGAATGTGAAAGTAAAACCAATAAGCCCTTAAGGTTTTTTCGCCTAAAGATAGTCCTGTAAACTTCTCTATTCGCTCCCTTGCTGAAGTAATTAGTTCTTCTATTAAGTCATTCTCCGATTCCGAAGAAATACGCATATAGTCTTTAGCCTCTTGCAAGGTAACTGGCTCTACTGAAAGGTCTGTAACCACCTCAATTTGAAATTCCGAGTTAATCATTATTCTGCTTTTTCTAAACCTAATTCGTTAATTACAATATCAGAAACATAACTATTGTCAGTTCCCCAATTTGCAAATTGTTCTTCTGTTAAACTTAAATTACCTTCAGCTAATAACTTCCCTTCGGCATCGCATAACTTATAGTAAGTTGAGCAAGTAACCGCTTGAACATCAAAAGGTAATATTAATACATCAATTTGAGTAATAGTGCCTAAAACACCTGCATTACTCGGCTTTAATTGAATCATCTTTTTTTTCTACTAAATTTAAAACTTCTTTTAATTGAAATAATGCTTGTGCAATCGTTGCCGATTCATCTAAATTAAAGCATCCTTTTGTGTTTGCTATATTAAGTCCTTGACTCAAGATAGAATATATTTGTTCGTTGTTCATTTTGCTAAATTAATACTTTTAAACGATAGATAAAATACCTAAATTATTCCAAATATCTCCTGCTGATAAACCTGCACTTGATGTAGGTAATGAACTAAAGTTAATTGTGTTGCTTTTTACTCTCATTTTTTCAGCGTTTGACCCACCTACACTAATAACAAAATAATCTGAAGTGTGATTATAAGATATTGAACCCGAAGGTGTTCCAGTATTTGCATCTGCAAAATCTATATAAGATAAACGAGTTGCACCTGCTTTTATTCTCATTCCAGAATCATCTGGTGTAGATATTAAAAGTTCTCCACTTAACCTTGCAGTACCATTTACATCTAACTTGTAGCCTGCATCTGTGGTTGTGCCAATTAAAACATTACCACCCGCAGATAATCTCATTACTTCTCCAGCAGCGTTATTAAACTTTAACGGACCTTGACCACCATTTGCCCAAGAATAAGAAATTAAAGTCCCTAAACCTCCAGCAGTACCATCAGTTGCAATAGTAAATAAAGAATTTGATGTTCTTAAATCTAAAACTTTAGTTGTAGCAGTCGCATAATCTCCAAGAATAATATCCCCTCCCGTAGTTACCGAAGAAGAAAAAGTTGCTGCACCTGCACTTGTAATATATGCAATTTCAGCAAGTCCACCATTAATAAATGAAAATCTTTGACCACCTGTTCCTACTGATGAAAATCCAAAACTATGTCCGTTATCAGTATTTGAAAAACTAATTAATGCGGCAGCAGATGTTGTATTAACTATTGATACTCCATTAGTGGCAGCACTTGAAAATGTTGCACTTGTACCACCTAAAACACCTGTTAAAGTTCCACCTGCTAAAGGTAAGTAATTAGCTAAAGCAGCAGTAGAAGCCTTGTTATTAAATGTTGTCCAATCAGCACTACTTAAAGCACCTCTATTAGAAGCCGAAGCCGTTGGTAAATTGAAAGTATGTGTAGAAGTAGCAGAAGAAATACCGAAGTCAGTTCCACTTGTTCCTGTTGCAAAAGTTTGCGTTAAAGCCGTTAATCCGTTTAAAGAAGTTATTCCTGTGTCCGTATCAGCGTAGTTAGGAATGTTCAAAGTCGAACCTACTAAAGTAGCAGCACCCGAAGTACCTGTTGTTGTTAAAGTTATTGCGTTTTGTTTAGCGTTAAAAGTTGCAAAATCAGTAGAACTTAAATAACCATTAACTGAACCACTTGATTGTGGAATTGATATAGTTAAATCCGAACTTAAAGCACCACCGCCTATTATAGGACTTGTTGTACTTACAGTTCTTGTTGTAGGCACATAAGCAGTTAAATCACTTGTTAAAGCTAAAGTTCCTGTTGCGTTTGGTAAAGTAATTACCCTACCTGCTGAAGAAACTGCATCAATTAAAGTAACTGCACTTGTAGCACTTCCCGAACTTCTAAATCTAATTCCTTTGGTTGTATCTGTACCATCCGAAATCTGTACTAATCCAGTTCCTTTTGGCTCAATATGTATACCAGTGTTTGCACTTGAACCTGTAGCTGAAATGTGTACTGGAACTCCTACTCCAATACCATTTTTAATTGTAATATAATCAGTAGCAGAAGCAATAGGAGTAAAACCTAATATTTCATTTCCGTTACTATCTAAAACCTCGTTAATTATAGGAGATGTTAAAGTTTTGTTAGTTAATGTTTGCGTTCCTGTTAAAGTAGTAACTGTGCTATCAATAGCAAAAGTACGATTAGCGGTTAAATCTCCGCCACCTGTT